AGTCTTTAGAACTCACAGGCTGCTACATTAACGAGTTATCGGAAGTTCCAAAAGCAGCCCTTGCCCATATGAAAGGACGGGTTAACCGTTACCCATCAAAGGCATTCTGCAAAGAACCGTATTGGTCTGGAATCATTGCCGATACCAACCCACCGGAAGATGATCATTGGATATTCAAGGACTTTGAAGAGAATTGCGCAGACAATCACATACTCTTTAAGCAACCGCCCGGATTAATTAAGAACAAAGATGGTGAATGGAGACGTAACCCAGATGCGGATAACATTTCCCATTTACCTCATCACTATTATGAAAACCTAGCTAGTGGACAATCAGAAGAGTTTATCAAGGTATTCTGTTTGGGTGAATATGGGGCTGTAGGCTTCGATAAGCGCGTTTATCCTGAGTTTAACGCCGATGTACACGCAGTTGATACCCTAGAAGCCATTCAAGGCGAAAAGCTCATATTGGGCTGGGATTTCGGTTTAACGCCTGCTTGTGTGGTCTTGCAACTCTCAGCAAGAGGCCAATTGCTCATTCTAAAAGAGTATGTGAGTGATGGTTTGGGAATTAGAACCTTTGCCGAAATGGTGGTAATCCCTAACTTACGCAAGGATTTCCCCTATTGTCAAATTGGAATGTCTGTAGCAGACCCGGCAGGTAATGCGCGCGATCAGATTCATGAAGAGATGAGTTGTATTGGTGAGCTTAATTCGCTAGGCATTGAAACGATTGCTGCACGTACAAATGATTTAGAACCACGGTTAGGGGCTGTTCGATTCTTCCTTAATCGCATGGTTGATGGGAAACCAGCATTGCTATTGGACAAGAAGAATTGCCCAACATTATTCAAGGGATTTGTTAAGAAGTATGTTTATGCCCGAATTGCGGTATCAGGTGAGGAGCGTTACAAGGACAAGCCCACAAAGAATATGTCATCTCACCCAATGGACGCCCTAGGTTATGGTTGCTTAGAGATTGCGAGCGACCAAGTAACACAAGATAAGTTCGGAACAAATAAGCACGAAAATATGTTTAATCCTGTAATGAGGATATTTTAAATTAGCGCGCATCATGAGTACTTGTTTGATTACAGGTACAAAGACCTTGAAACAGGCAAGTTAAACATTGATAGGCTTACAACAATAAATAGCTGTCAATCTTATTCTGATTTGGTAAATAGTGGCACTGAATGCAGTTATGAGTATTACGAACAAAGGCGTAATGCGTGGGAAAATCGCATTATTCGCCAACAAGAGCGAGAAAAGTATGCGCTTGAACAAGAATTATGGCAAAAAGAATATGAAATTAGGCGTGAAAAAGAACGAAAAGAACAAGAAGAACGCGACTTAACACTAAGGGAACTCAGGGAATACAGGGAACGATTAGAGGCAAGAGAAGCAGAATTGGCACGCAATAGACGCTTACGAGAAGAAGAGACGCGACAAATTTATTTGGGCGGTTCCAATCATGGGCAATACATCATAACAAATAGTGGCAAAGTAAAAGTAGGTTAATACATGTGTGCAAGATGTTTATATTGTGGGAAATATGGCAAGAAGATGTTAGCGAATAAATGTTTGGAGTGTTTGAAGGAGTTACGCGACATTACAGACATGCTAAATAACAAGCCAAAGAAGGACATTAAATACGAAAACAACGTGATACCGTTAAGGATTGTAAGTAAATGAAGAAATGCACAGGATGTGGTAGGTTCTATAACCAACAAAAAGATGACAAAATGTGTAGGGAATGCAAGCGTCTTCATGAGATTGCTTTTCATAAGCTCAAAAATAATAAGGCATTACATGATGTGATGCTTCGCCTAGCCGATAGATAAGGAGATCCACAATGACAGTTCAAGCCGTAGTTACGTTACTATTAAACTTTTCCGGTGAAAACAATGAAGTGATTCCACGTTTGGGTCGCTTGTATGCACCAAACAACACCCTTTCGCAAGTTTCTGCTGCGGGGTTCCTCGACAATTACTTAAAGACTTCAAACAACAGTTTGTTAGCGACTGACTTTGTTTTTTGTGTGGCTTCGGATGGTCATCAAACATATAAGCCAGTGTTTACAAACGGCTCTTGCCAATTAACAGTTTTACCATAAGGAAAAAATATGGCCTGTAAATGTAAAAATCCAGATGGCACTTTAAGTGATGTGTGTATTGGCGCATGCGTTAAAGATTCAATTGTTAAGCAAGAGGAAGAAGCTAGGCGAGATCCCATGAATGGATTTGCAGAGCTTATTTTGTCTCAAGTTGAGCAAAGAATACAAAATAGAATGACAACATTACAGGTCACATTTCAAAAAGAACAATTTGAACTCTACAAGAAAGCCTTCTTAGACGGTCTTAATGAAGGGATTGAAATTGGAAAAAGACTTAATCAAAACGATTATTAATCACAAGGAGAGGTATAGATGTTATTTTTAGAAGCTTTAGCACAATTGAAAGCAGGTGAACCAATGCGCCGTACTGCATGGGCAGACAGTGAAGGGTATTTAAAAATTCTTCCTGATATGGGTTATGTGTGGAAAATCGTTACACAACCTACGCCCAATGCTGGCAACTTCATCTTTTCAATCGCTGATTTTGATGGTGATGACTGGGTAAAGTTTGAAGCTCCAAAACCTGCTATTGAAGAAGAAAAAGAGTTGCACGAAGCAGCTTAAGCTACAAAGTCGGCTCAGGATGAGGCGATTAAAAGAGTTTAAAACGTGACTTTGACATAGATTTGTTGAAGTCACGATTTAATTATGTTTACCCAACGGACGGGGAAAAGCATGGAAATCATTGCTGAACAATTGGCTGTCGAAGACATAGACAGCATAAACGAAGAATTACAAGCTTCTCTCTATGATGCTGGGATAGACGAAGCAGAAGTATTAACCAAAGCCCGTGAAGACATGGTGCAATGGGATGGGTACTTTGGTGAAAACCAAGTGCGTGGAAAAGATGATATGAACTTTGTATTGCGCGATCAATGGTCGGCAGTAGAGCGTTCGGAATTTAGTAGATTGTTTAAACCTCCGATGGTTTTTAACAAACTCTATGACCCAATTAAAAAGATTTTAGGCGAACAGCGCAAGAATAAGCCTGATTTAATGGTACGTTCTATCACTGGCAACGCGTCACAGGAACAAATCAATTTACGTGCGGATTTGGTGCGCACCATCTCTTACCAATCACAAAACGATTTAGTGTACCAAACAGCATTTAAGCAAGCCTTAATGATGGGTCACGGTGCGTTTGAAATCTTACTCGAATATGAAAGCCCACGTTCATTTAATCAAGTTATTCGTTATGACCTTATACCCGATGTAACACGCACAGCCTTTGACCCTACCGCTTTAAAACCCCACAAAGGAGACGGTAACTTTTGTTCAAGGCAATTTGTTTATAAGAAGGAAGAATTCTATGCGACATATCCTCATGTGCTTAACCCTATTAGCTACTCCGATCCGCGTTCATTACTCGACTTCCAATGGGAAACGCGCGATTCTATCGTGGTATGTAAGTACTCACGTAAAGAATGGTTCCCCATTAAAGTACTGCTCTTAACAGATGGAAGCACAGTAACAGAGGAAGAATGGGAAGACATGCGCAAAGAGTTGGAGTTTAAAAAGGCTCTGGCTGATAGTTCGCAAGTGGTAGGCGACATGATACGCAAAAGCATTCCAGAAGTTCATGCAGAGCGTATGAGCAAGGACTTTAAGATTCGACAATACATGCTTACGCAAAACCAAATCATCAAGTTTAATGACTGGCCATCTAAATATTTACCCCTTATTTTCGTTGATGGAGATTCAAACTTCATTGATGGACAACAATACACCCGTTCATTCATTCATGAAGCCAAAGACGCCCAGAAGTTTGTCAACTATGTAGGCTCTGAAATTGCAGCCGAAGTGAAGAATCGTAGACGTGAACAGTGGATTGGAACACCTGATAACATCCAAGGCAATGAACAAATGTGGCGTAATCCTGAGCTACAAAACGGTATTTTGGTCGCAAAACCAGACCCAAAGACCGGACAAATGCCCACAAAAATGTCTCCTTGGGAAATTTCACCGTCTTTATTGGCTCAATACCAACGCGGAAGCCAAGATATACGCGAGATTTTAGGCTTTTCAGAGAACGAAGCACTGCAAGGTAAGGACATATCAGGAAAAGCGCGTAGAGAGCGTAAAATGGAAGGCTCAATGTCTGCTTACGTATGGTTCGATAACCTTAATCAAGCACTTGAGCAAGGCGGCCGAGTTGTACTTGACCTCTTACCAGTGATTGCAGGTGAATTTGAGCGTCCTATGGTTATTTCTAAAGCGGATGGTCGCACTGATTCAATCGTTTTAAACAAAGTCGTTGGAGATGACGAGGATGGCAACCCAATCCGAGAGAACGTACTTGATTCTGGCGATTATGATATTGAGATTGACACCGGCCCAAGCTTTGCGGTTCAGAAGGATATTGCTTTAGAATTCATGCAGCAGACTTTGCAAGCAAATCCTACTATATTTCCTTTAATTGCAGATTTATGGGCTAAGAATTTGGATGTCCAATTTATGCCACAAATAGCAGAAAGATTTAAAACTTTAGTTCCTCCAGAAATAATTGCAAAAGAAGAGGGAAAGCCAATTCCTCCTAAACCCCCAAATCCTCAAGAGATGATGGCTCAGCAACAAATGAAAGCTCAGCAACAACAGATGATGATGAATGAGCAGAAAATGCATCTCGAAGAACAAGCACTAATGGAAAGAGCAGAAGAACTTAAAATTAGGAAAGAGAAGCATCTTCTTGATCAAGCAGAAATGATACTTAAAGCTCAAGAGATGCAAACTAAGATGGGATTGGAACAACAAAAAATAAAAGTAGATCACGGAAGACTTTTATTAGATGCCGATAAGTCTGAAAAAGACTTTTCTTCTAAAATTGCTACTGTTTTATCACAACTTCATGTTCATCATAATCCTCATGAAAAGAAAGATATGTAATTGCTGATTTAATAATAGCAATTGAATCTTGAAATAATCCAAGCGCGGTATTGCATTTAGAGCAAAGCAATCCGCGCACTTTTCCAGATTTATGATTATGATCGATAGCCAATCTTTTTATTGTTAAATTTAAATCAATATCTGTTCGAGTTCTATTTTTATGACTTTTTGAAGTTTCACATTTATTGCAAATTGCGCAAAGACCATTTTGTTTTTGATTTAATTCTTCATATTTACTTTCATCAATTAATAATTGTCTTTTATATTTTTTGTCACGTTCAAGACATTTTTCATAATGTTTTTTTCTTTGCTCTAAAGCATATGCCCTATATTTATCAGGATTAGCATCATACAATCTTTTTTTCTTATCACTCACACAAATCTTACATTGAAAATATGGATATCTCTTTTCTTTATGAATTGAATATTGTTGATAAACCATATCAATTGTTAATTCACCATGAATCTTACATATTTTTACAATCATTAAATAACTCCTTATGAACTGCAAATTGTACTGCAAACTATAATTTAAATCAAAATAAATGATGGGGTCGTACATATGGGGTCGAAAGACCCTTGTAATGGGTCTAATATTTAACTATCGGGCAAAGGATTTGCCTAGGGTCTCAGGCCGCCGGAAGGTCTAGGGTTAGTTGTCTACCGTATTGACGACTGACATCTTGGAGATGTCAACATGGAGAAGTTGAGATGCACGAGGACGAAAACGCTTTAGCTGAACAAGTTAGTGGTGATGATGAAGATGGACAGACAGGGGCAGTCGATCCCGGCTACGAATCGGAGCAGGAAGCTCAGGAAGTAGGCGAGGAGAACCACGAAGAAGGAGATGGACATCTTTCTGCCGTGCAAAAAAGAGTACACGCCCTTAAACGTAACCACCGCAAGGAAATCAGAGAACTTCATGACCGTATATCGGCTATGGAATCAATGAGAAGCGGTGATAGCGCGAACCCTGGCCAACAGATACATCACAACCCTTACGATTCACCCGGACAGCCTCCGGTTGTTGGGATGAATGAAGAGGAGCGAATACAGCACGCAGTACGCATGGCTCTTGGAATGAAGGATCACGAAGAGAGACAAGCCAAAAATGCAGAAATGCAGACTCACGTCCACAAACAGTACCAACGTTTGAACGATGAGTTTGATAATGCATCAGAAAAGTACGATGATTTTGACGATGTTGTGAGAGACAAAGATATGCCTTTCACTCCACATGTGCGGGATGCACTGTTACTTGTCGAAAACCCTGCTGAGGTAGCTTACAAGTTAGGCAAAAATCGTGGCGAACTTGAACGTATTTCAAAACTCCATCCCTTAGATCAGGCAAGGGAAGTTAACAAGCTGTCATTTAGTTTAATGGGGAACCACGGCAATAAGCCGACTGCTAACCAGAAAACCGCCCCTATGGGTGGCATTAGACCAAATCCAGTAAGTTCTTCCACTGCTGTTACAGGCAAGACGCCTCCGGGTGAAATCCGTAGGCGTATGAAGGCTGGTACATGGAAGTGATCTAAGGGTTTCAAGGACGAAACCCAAACCGTGAGACCCTTGTGACACCGCTATGTACCCATTTAACGGACTAAATGGAGACTAGCAATGGCTAACCAATTTATTACAACCGACTTGGTATCAAATACCGCGTTGGCAATGTTTGCAAACAATGCGCCTTTCGTGATGACTGCATCACGTATTTACCAAGATGACTTCGTGTCTTCTGGGTATAAGATAGGTGATACGTTACAAGTACGTAGACAGAATCACTTTATTGTTGGTGATGGCTCTGTAGCTACCCCTCAATCAATCATTGAGACTGTAGAAACAATCGTCATTCAGCATCAATACCATGCTCTGATTGCCTACACTATCCAAGATTTGTCTTTAAGAATCGAAGACTTTTCCAGATTGTTTATTGCTCCTGCTATTCAGGAAGTAATTACCCAAATGGAAAAAGACATAGCCGCGGCTGCTGAACAAGAGCTTAACTTCTTCACCGGAACCGCTGGTGTTGCGATTAACTCGTTCACTACTGTTGATATGGCTGGTGCTAAGTTGCTTGAGCAGGGCGTAAATATTGCGTCTGATGCTTATATGGCAATGACAGTTCGAGACGGTTCTAGCTTGAAAGGTGCGTTGTTAAACAACTTCACTCCTGTATTCAACGAAGACATCGTTCGTTCTTCTGCAATTGGTCACTTGTCATACTTTGACATATTCCAATCTCAGAACATCAAACATCATATTGCTGGTGCTGGCCCACAATTGCATTCTTCTGATGCTCTTTTGGTGAACGGTCAAGTTACTTCCGGTAATACAATTGTTATGGATGGCGCAACGATTAACATAGCTAACTATTTCGTAGTTGGTGATGTGTTCTCGATCGCTGGTGTTCAATCAGTTAACCCTGTAGGTCGAGCCTCAACTGGTCAAGACATGCAGTTTGTTGTTACAGCTAATGCTAGTTCCGATGGTTCAGGTAACTTAACTGTACAAGTCGCTCCTATCATTATCTCTGATACTTTGAACCCTAACCGTAACGTTAGTAATCCAATCCCTGATGATGCGCCTGTTACGTTGGTTGGTTCTTACAATTGTAACGTAGCATATCCAAGCCGTGGTTTAGATATCGTTTGTCCTCCACTTTACAAACTGCAAGTTCCTTATGCGTCTGTAGCTGTTGACCCTGAAACTGGTTTATCACTTGCGGTAACGCAAACTGGTGACATTTTAGGTTACCAAAACTATATGCGTATCGACTTACTTTGCGGCTTTAAGTGGCATGCGCAATACGCAGTCAAAGTACTGTCTTAAGGAGTGAGCATATGCTGACTTGTATTTATCATCCCCTAGACCACTTTCGAGTGGTTGAACATGACGAAGCCGACCGCCTGAAAGCATCAGGCGTTTGGTTTGATTGTCCAAAGAAAGCGAAAGCTTATCGAGATAGGGTCGAAGAGGATGTGAAGAACGAAAAAGCCGAGGCTTCAAAGCCTAAAGCTAAAGGACAAACCAAGGAGAAATAGCCATGAAAGATAACAAAATGGTTCAGTCAAACAACGAGTTTGTTAGATCTGAACAGGCCAAGCAAAAAAAGATGATGGGCAACCGTCCTAAGATGAAAAAGGAAATGGAAGAGTTTAATGCATACATGAGCAATGATGGCGAAAATGCGCAAGACTTCGGTCGCAAACTATGTAAAGGTTTGGATGATGCATTTCCTTTGAAATAAGTCTATAGCGTCGACATATCAAATTAATATGTCGACGTTTTTTACTTTTTTCATCATAAGGAGATGAGCTATGACCCAAATCGTCAAGACCACAAATCAGTTGATCATCAATTCACTGTACCTGATTGGCGAATTGGGCGTTGGTGAAACACCTGATGCATTCATGCTCAGTTCAGGACTTGAGCTAATTAATGAACTATTAGCTAAATTTGCCGAAGACAGTATCTATATACCCTATTTGACTGAGTTGAACTTCAATCTTGTTGTTGCTCAAGCGTCTTATGTTATTTCGGATATGGTTCCTAATCCTGATGTGGTTGCCGACAGAATCGTTGATTTGTCTTTTGCAAACTACACAGTGCCAAGTGCTGGCCAAGGTATCATTTATCCACTACAAATCATTAACAAAGCACAATACTACGGTGTTACAAGGCTATTACCCCTAAATACTAGACCGGGGTTTATCTTCCTTGATAAGCAAGACGTAGAAAGTATTATTACCTTATATCCTGCACCAGACCAGCCCTACCCTTGTACGCTGGGCGTAAAATGCATGATTAATAGTTTGACTGCTAATTCAAATCTTGAAGCGTTACCACCTTTTTACTACGGGTTCTTGAAATACTGTTTGGCTCGAAAATTCTTGTCTTACTATCCTTCTGGCAATTGGCCTCAAACATCAGAGGATGAGTATAACGATTATTTTAGCTCAATTAAGAACGCTAACGAAACCGATGTCACAGTACGACCATCCGCAATCTTAAGCAGACCGGAACCGTTCTACTGGCAAAACATTTTGGCGTACTAATTATGGCGAGTGATTGCAAAGATTATGACTTTGTAGGCAGTTACGATAATCAGCGTATCAGTACAATCAACGCTGAACGTAGCGTTAATCTCTTTGAGTATTTAGACCCACAAGGTAAACGTGATAAATCGCTTATTTCTACCTCTGGATTGGTAAATTCAGGGTTAGATTTTGCACCTGAAACAGGCGGTTCACGGGCAACATTTGTATTTAATAGTCAAATTTATCAGATTTTTGGCCCATCTGTTTTTTTAATTACTGGAACGGTTGGTTCGCTTGTTAAATCGTTACTCGGAACCATAGTAACAACTACGGGATACGTTGGAATTGATGCAAACCAATACCAAGTAATCTTTGTGGATGGAACAGAAGGGTATATTTGGGATACAAATGCGACTACTTTTGAGCAAATTACTGATGTGGGATTCCCAGCAAATCCAATTGATGTCTGTTATCTCGATGGATACTTTTTGGTTGCCGCTGGCGGTACTAACAACTTTTACTTGTCACTGATTAATAACGGGATGGTTTGGAGTGGTGGAAGTGCAACCTTTACCGCTGATTCAACAACGGACGTTCTAACATTGAGTACAAGCAATGCGAATTTCCAAACAGGTGTTCCGATAACGTTTACGACCACGGGAACATTGCCAACACCTTTAAATTCGACCACCACCTACTATGTGATTATGGTCGGAACTCCAGCAACGAACCCCGGAACGATTAAAGTTGCCTTAAGTTATGCTGATGCGATTGCAGGAACCGCCATTGATATAACCATGAATGGTGCACCAACAAATACCGTATTGGTATCAGGACAATTGCAGTTTGGTAGCATTACATCCCATCCGGGAACAATTGTTGCCTGTAGGACATTACACAGACGAATATTTTTATTCTCACAGTTTTATACCGAGGTTTGGGAAAATGCAGGGCTTGGAACGAATTTACCATTTAGGCGTAATAATTCCTTGCTTATGGAAGTCGGAACCCCTGCATTGGGAAGTGTTGCCGTGGGATTTGACCGTATGTTCTTCTTGGCTCAAGACCGAGACGGATTAGCTGGCGTTATGGAAGTTAAGGGTACTGAATCACTTTTGGTAAGTAATAGGGCATTAGATTATCAGTTGGCGCAATACGCTGCTGGCCCCGGTGTTTCTGATGCCAGAGGGATATTAATTAAAGAAAACGGATTGATATTTTATAGACTAAACTTTACAGCGGCTAATCATACATTTGTTTTGAATGTCTCGATGAGTACTTCTGATGCGCCTAAATGGCATGAAGAGGAGGTCATCAATGGCGATAGGCATCCCGCCCAAACTCACGCTTATTTTACTGGTGTTAATTTCTATGGAGATTATGAGAAGGCTTTATTTTACATCGTAAGCGATCAGGTCACCACAAATAACGGTGAGCGCATCAGACGTATGAGAATAGGCCGTCAAATGAGTCCAGAAGGTTACAAGCGATTGCGCATTGACCGATGGCACCTTGATTTATTACAGGGCGCATTGTCTACGGGTGCACTAGGATTTACTCCCGATCATGGTCTCGACAATATTTTGACGATTCCTTATACGCCTAATGCTCAACCTACCGTTTATTTGTCTGTATCAAAAGATGGAGGCCAAAGCTATGGTAATAATCTGCACTCGACAATGGGCAAAACAGGTGAGCGAACACATAGAACCGTGTGGCGAAAGATTGGAACCACACCAAGAGGCCAAGGGTTCGTTCCTAGGGTCGAATTTTTCAGTGAGATCCCCTTCATCATCTTGGGTGCCGCTTGGAATTTTGAGATTTTACCGGAGTAAATAGATGGCTCGTGATTTTGACTTTTTCCCAACGTATGACCCTTTAGTAAGGGATCAGGTTTATTTGAGTAACGTTTGGGGCGACTTCATGGCGACATTCGTGGAGTCATTGCGCGAATACTTGTCATCTGGTGGAATTTTTGTACCAAGACTTACCAAAGCGCAACAGGCATTGATTCAAACGCCACAAGAAGGGCAGATGGTATATATCACTGATTTTAATACGCCAACATTGCCAAGGACGGCAGCATTGCAAATATGGCAAGTGGTGGCAGGAGTAGGACAATGGACAACCATTGTTTAAAGATTAATTAGCACAAGGAATGTGACTATGGCTTTCGATAGCGGGCAGTTTGGAAGTGGCCTTGGAGGTTTTTTAGGTGGCCTTTTTGGCGACTCCGGCAAACCGTATGACAAGGCAATGGAGCAATACCAAAAGTATATGCAAATGGGTCAAGGCGTACAACAACCTTACCTAGATGCAGGTAAAGAAGGTCTTGGAAATTATCAGGAATGGCTAAAAGGCCAGAAAGACCCAAGCGGTTTTATTAATAACCTAATGGGTAATTACCAAGAAAGCCCTTATGCGCATATGCTTCAACAGCAAGCCATGAATGCCGGGAATAACTCAGCGTCCGCTAGTGGTATGATGGGAAGTAGCGCATTAATGCAGCAACAAATGCAAAACGCTGGTCAAATTGCTTCGGGTGATATGAACTCTTGGCTGCAAAATGTGTTGGGAATTAATACTCAGTATGGTCAAGGACAAAATAATTTAATGCAAGGCGGTCAAAATTCTGCAAATAAATTATTAGATATGTACTCTAATATGGGAAATAAAATGGGTGAACAATCGTATAATAAAGAATCTTCTAAACAGAATAATTTTTGGAATACGATTGGCGGCGGATTAAGTATGCTTGGCAGCTTTTTATAAGGAGATTAATTATGGCAATTCCATCAGTTAACATGCTCTCCAATTTGCCGGGTGGTGCTTTACCTAATGTTTTAGATGCGCATAATACATTTGCTAAAAATAGAGCAGATAGACGATACAGTGAAGCAAAAGCTAACTATGCGCCTCTTACTATGCAAGCCCAAGCTGCCTCACAACTCGCCTATGCAAAACTTATGGGTCCTCAATACGTAGCTAAACTATTACAGAATGATGGCATATTGGCTAACCTTCCTGATGCCGAAAAGAAAGCATTACTTGGGATGGTTACAAATGCGGGCGTTAGTGCCACACAAGGCGGTAATGCTTTAGGGCAAATGCCACAACAAGACCCTCAACATACAGGGATTGGCCAGCCATCTACAAACAACTTTGCAGGATTTTTGAAGAATGCTTTTAAAGGATTAATTGGTCAAGGTCAAACACAAAATCAACCAATAAATCCTTTTGCCCAATCAGCGCAAGCTATGCAGCCAATGCCGAAAAATCAGAATGCGCTTACAATGCCTCAAGGTAATCCGCCTATGAATGCCACACCGGGCAAAAGGCCAAAAGATGGTGTAACAGTTGAAGGGCAGCAATGGTATAACGCTAAGGGTGAGCCAGTTTATGCAGAAGAAGAACAGGTGAATGAACCGGGCGATAATGCTATGGAACTTAAATTGACCGAAGGACAAAGAGGCAAGAAAGAGCCAACATGGGAAGAAAACACAGGTAAATTTAAAGGTGTTGTTAGAGAAGGTGAGGAACTTGGGAAAATTAGGGCTGCAAGTGTTAAAGAACTTGACCAAGATTATCAGCAAGCCTTGCAATTAAAACAGCCGATAGATTTGCTTGGTAAAATAATTACTAATCCCAAGTTCCAAAACCTAAGGAATTTACCCGGTTTTCAAAAATTACAGATGAATGGTAAGGCCACTTTTGGTACACCGGAAGAGAAAAAATTAATTGGTGAGTTCCAAGCCGCTGCAAGACAAGTCGTATCAGCAACGGTTAAGGGATTTGGTGGACGAATTCTTGCCAGTGAAATACCTTTATCTGAAAGCATGAAATTAAGTGACAATGATTCTATTGAAGCCATGCTTGGTAAAGAGCCTGTCATCAAAGCATTTAATGAAATGACACTACAACGTTCCCGTATTGCATCAAAACTAATGAAAGATTATCACCTAGACAAAGGTGATGCATTAGAACAAGCTGATAAAATGGTGGATGGTGAAGCTATACGTAAAAAAGTCGATCAAGAACTTAATCCTATTAGTGATGAAGATATTGAAGAGACTGCTAAAGCTAACGGTATGACTCGTGAGCAAGTTATCCAACGCTTAAAGAAAGAGGGGCGTTATAATGGGTAAAAATTTATTTGCTGATGACGATAAGCAATTACAACCTGCGACTAAACAACCAAGAAACTTGTTTGAGGATAGTGCGCCCGAAGAAGAAGAAAGTAATTGGAAAAAAATACCAAGAGATGTTCTTATTGGCCTTACACATGCTGGACGTAATCTTCATAATTTACCGCATGACATAGCGCATTTAGCTGATGTGGTTGGAAGCAAAATTGGTAGAACTTTGGGTGCGCCTGAACTTCAATACAAAGATAGTGATTTAGCATCTTATCTTCCTTATGATAAAGAAAGTTATGCAGATGTATGGGGTCAAAAAGGTAAACCATCTGGGTTAGATACGGCAATTCAGAAAGGTGTTGAGTATGCACCGGATGTAATAGGTGGATTAAATGCACTTAGAGGAATTGGATTATTACCTCATTTAACTAGACGTGGTGCTAGTGGTTCACTACGTCAAGCAAGACAACTGACCCGTGGCAGAAATATAGGGCCAATTGATGTTGATCCAAACATCATTGAAGATACAGCCCAGTTTTTACCTAGAACGGCTCCTTATCGCAATGCTATAGAAGATGCTCACTATGGAGATTATGATTCTTTATTTAGGTTGCAATCAGATTTAGGAAAACATTCATCTGATTATGCCGGATCATTATTTTCAGCATCAGAAAGAGCACATGGAAGAGCAGGGCTTGCTACAAGAAATAGTTTACTTGATGAAATGCATGCTGGACTTAATGCGCAAGGTCATCAGGATATTTCGCAATTATTAAGAAGAGGCCAAGACGAATATAGGCGATACATGCGGTTTAGACCGTATCGAAACGCGATTGGTGGGGCTGCTGCATTATATGCAATGCCTAAAAACGCATTAATAGATTTAGCTAAAAAATTACTATCAGCACGAAATGGTTAATACTCATTCTTTCTTTGGATTACGGCTTGAATGATATTATAAATAATGAATGCTGTTAAAATAAAACTAATCATAGGACTCTGATTGGTTGATAAAAATACATTGTAATGTATTGAATGGGTAAAAAACAAGCATTAACTTCACAAGGAATGTGAATATGGCAATTACTTACGTACAAGCGTTTCCGCCACTTTGGTACATCGTTGGTAACGATGGCCTTGCGGCTGGCGGCGCACAAATGTTTACTTATGACTCTATAACCCGTCAACCTAAACCTGTGTATCAAGACCCAGCAGGAACATTAGCTTGGCCTAATCCTGTGATATTCGATCTTAACGGAACAAAAGGCCCGTTTTATTGGCAAGAGGATAGCGACAACCCAGACGATTTATATTATGTCGAAGTGTATGACAAACAAGGTAATCTGTTATGGCAAGCAAATGACTTTCCAGCCAGTGGATCGGGTGGTGGTGGAAACGTAACCACATATATTCCTATCGTCAACTACATCACCAACAACCAATTCATTAACCACATCGGGGCGCAAGTGGGTCCTCTCCCTACCAACTTGGTTATCGCCCCATCTAATCACAAAGGATTTACGCCAGCCTTAACTAATCCAATCGTGGGTACCTACGGCGTTCTAGGCCCAGACATTCGCTTTGTGAAAAATAATACTAACGCTACGGACTCCTTAAGCTTTCCAGCATTTGCTTTAGCGGCAGCACCATTAACAGGGGATGTAACACCTGTCGAATATTTAAGGTACCAATGTACCAATACGCCAGCGGGTGAAACTTATAAAAGCTTCCAATTTCCTATAACACAAAAGGTTAAGAATTTATCTAATACCATTATGACCTTTGGATTTTGGGCAGCCGTTACCGCAACTCCTGTCACCGTAAATATTTATTGTAGGCAGTATTACGGGTCTGGAACTGGTGCTACACCTGAATCAGAATCAACCAGAACTAATATTGGCTCTGCAACCTTAAGTTCAACATGGACTTGGTTCCCTATTAACTTTACCGTTCCATCAGTTGCATCGGGTTCTCTAGGGACTCCGGGAATGCAAACCGATGATGATGCACTTTATATACAAATTGATATGCCGTTAGGCACACCATGTGATGTATTGTTTACAAAACCCGCATTGTTCTTAGGGGCCGTCGATCCCGATGTTGAATTTGATTCGTATGATATGATTGATTCTATCGATCAGACCCCACGAACAGGGGATATTCGAGTTAGTTATTGGTCATCCGCTCCTCTGGGATGGTTGCCAATGAATGACGGAACGATTGGCAATACAGGTTCAGGGGCAACATTAGCAGCCGGACAATGGGTGTTCCAACTCTATAAAACGCTTTGGGATGCTGTATCAAATACGTATGCGCCTGTAACAGGTGGCAGGGGTGCAACGGCTCAAGCCGATTTTATAGCTAATAAACCTATGCAACTTCCATTGTCTTTAGGACGGGCACTTGCTGCAAATGGCTTGGGAAGTGTGCTTGGACAAAATGCGGGTGCTAATAGTGCGTCAATCACTTTAGTAGCGGCTAACCTTCCGCCACACTCACATACCTATACTAATTCATCGGTGGCAGGAACCAGTTATACCTTCGCGGGAGGTGCTATATTAACAACCGCTACATATAATACAGGTAATGGGCCTGGAACTTCCCAGCCATTTACTGTTCCTACATTACCCTTAACCTCATTCATGAATGTGTTTATAAAACTATAAGGAGCCCCATAATGGCAGTTCAACTATGCAACATAACCGCCCTAGATCCTAATGCCTACACCGGCCCAACAAGGGTGATGTCAGGTGTTGCACGGACAGGAAACGCATCTTTAGATACCTATTATGGGTCTAATGGTTCAGTAGAATTCGCTCGCTGGCTTTATGTCGGCGTGCAGGGTGACATTTCTTATACAAAATGGGATGGCACTAATCAGACTCTTACGGGGCTCGCTGCGGGCGTGTGGCATCCTATTTTTTCGATAAGGATTAATACAAGCGGCACGACGGCAACAGGAATCGTATGGGGAAGTTAGCTAACTTCGATGGTAATATTATCAATCATTTAAAAGGACTTTAAAATGACTACAAGTTTAGGACAAACAGTACTGTTTAACGATTTAACCCCAGCGCGAGTGGTATCTTTATCAAACGTTGCTGGAACTTATTACAATGGCCCTAATAACAATGGAGTGGGTGCTACCCTTACCGTTGCTGCTAGCTCCTTAACAGTCGATGGCGTGGTTTTAAGTGTTGGTGACAGGGTTCTTTTACAGAATCAAACAGCCGCACTTCAAAATGGCGTTTATATTGTTGAATTAATTGCCTCAACAGTTGTTCTTGCTCGTGCCTTTGACCAACAAAGCCTTGAGCAATTGAAAGCAGGTCAATTCATTCTGATAGGAGCAGGTACAGTTAACGCTGGTGCTGCTTTCTGTCTAGTTGAACCTTTACCTCAAAACATTGGTGTGGATGCGTTTGTGTACTTATCCTCTCCCTTGAGTGCTGCAATGGGTACAGCGGGTGCAAAAGCTGCCACTAACAACGCGCTCCCTGATGTTGTTTCCTCTGCTGGATCAGGCTTTACCGCTGGCAACTTCATCTCTGCTGCTGATACTGCTGGTTCTGCGCAAGATTCAGGATTTAACGTATCTAACGTTCTGCAACATGCTCGTGTGGCTATGACTGCTGCTCAATGGAATGGAATGTATGCGGCTCCTTTCTTATTGGTAGCTGCACCCGGTGCTAACAAAATCAACGTGGTTGAACAAATTACCCTAGGCATGACTTTCGTATCTGCGGCTTATGCTGCTGGTGGCGTGGTTGGGGCTCAATACGGTAGTACTGTTCATGGCGCAGGTTCTGCTGCAAGTTCTACCGAGGCCGCAGCAGACTTCTTCGCAGGTGCAAGCACAATGTTCCGTTTAGGAAGTGGCGTTGCTACTGGCGCACCATTTGCTAATGCTGCAAACGCTGGAATCTATTTAAGTAACTTAAGTGGTGCGTTTACGACTGGTGACAGTACTTGGATTGTTGACGTTTATTACAGAACGGTTGCTACGGTATAAATGACAAGGGGGATTCGTTCCCCCTTTTTAAAAGGATTTAAAGATGCAAGGTGCATATGGTGGATTAATCATTGTTATTGCTTATGGGATTGGCCAAGGAATTATAGAAGACTATTTTCTATGGCTTGATACCACACCGTTCACTCTTTTAAGTGGCGAACGATTAACATTATTGTAAGGGATTACAAGCATGTCTAAAAATATATTGCAGGTCTATCAAGACAACCCAATTACCACGAACCAATCTACGGATTTAATGTATTTTGGCCGCTCTCCATATGGGCTTGGGGATGATACTGCTATGCAGTTTTCAGACTTTGCGGCCCAATTTGGCACCCCTTTTACTCCTTCCTCACTAACTGCAACGCCCGATACAAATGTTACCATCTCTTTAGGTGGCTCACCGTTAACAGCTTTGTTACAAGCAACATCAATTACTCTAGGATGGACTGGTCAATTATCAGTTGTACGAGGAGGGACTGGGCTTGGAACAATTGCTCAGGGTGATATTTTGTATGGAAGCGCTGTTAACACACTAAGTGCTTTACCAAAAAATACATCAGCCACTCGATATTTATCAAACACAGGAGCCTCTAATAACCCAGCGTGGGCGCAAGTAGACCTAAGCAATGGGGTTACTGGAAACTTACCTGTGACAAATTTAAACAGCGGAACTTCCGCGACTAACTCAACATTTTGGCGAGGCGATGGAACTTGGGCTACACCCGCTGGAACAGGAGTAAGTTCTGCTCAAGGAACCGCCAATCAGATTCTTGTTAATGCTACTAGTGGCAGCCCGCAAACAGGCGCAGTAACACTGACATTGCCCAGTACTTTAATCGCACCTGGAACGGTTGCCGTGGGTAATATGCTGCTTGATACCAATACTTTATCTGTGACCAACTCAAATGGTAATTTGAATTTAGTAGCTAATGGCACCGGAATAGTTTTACTGAATAACAGCACCGCAATTACAATTTCCGGAGTAACTCCTACCGTCGAAATTAACAATACTACTGGCGGTGGCATGTTAATAAGTCGATTTATTAATTCAGCGTCTAGTCCAAGCACGCTTTATCTTAAAAGTCGCGGAGCCACAATAAACAGTCTTGGTGCAGTACAAAATGGTGATTTATTAGGTGTTAATTATTTCTATGCGGATGATGGCTCGACTTATAACACACTTGCCGCAGCAATGGCGGTTCAAGTTTCTGGCTCTGTGAGCACGGGAATTGTTCCCACTCAAATGAGCTTTAGCACCATGAACACTTCGGGTGTATTAACCGCTGCTATGGGTTTGACTAATGATCAACATATGACATTACAAAATCCATTACAATTAGCTTATGGGGGAAGCAATGCTGCACTTACTGCGTCTAATGGAGGCATAGTCTATAGCACAGCATCCGCAATGGCTATTTTAAGCGGCACAGCTACAGCAAACTTGCCATTGCTCTCAGGTTCAACTGCTGCTCCGTCATGGGGTGCGTTTGCCTTAAGTTTGGGTGGCGCGTTAACCACTGCTGGTGCTCATACTTTATCAGGGGCTTTTGCCAGCACATTTACTTTTACAAATACAACTTCTGTAACTTTCCCAACTTCTGGTACATTGGCTACAACGTCTCAATTACCTGCTGGTGCGGCTCTTACCGCAACAAACGATACCAACGTAACCTTAACTTTGGGTGGAAGTCCAACAACAGCCCTTGTAAATGCGGCCTCCTTAACGCTTGGATGGACAGGTCAATTAGGATTAACACGAGGCGGAACAAATGCTAGTTTAACGGCATCAAATGGTGGAATTATTTATTCTACTGCTTCCGCAATGGCTGTATTAGCAGGAACCGCAACAGCAGGTCAAATGCTCCAATCTGGAGCCAGCACCACACCCGCATGGTCTACTACAACTTATCCAGCTACTAATGCGGTGAACACCTTATTATACGCATCCTCTGCTAACGTTATGGCTGCTTTAGCAACTGCGAATAGTTCTGTATTAGTTACCTCAGCAGGAGGCGTACCCAGTTTAAGTACCGCACTTCCATCTGGCCTTACTGCTACAAACATGAACTTAACCACTCCAACGCTAGGGGTGGCGTCTGCAACAAGCATTAATTTTGGTGGTGGTGCATTAGCAAGTTACGTTCCCAAGACTTCCTTTACTCCAACATTTACCTTTGCAACTCCTGGTGATTTGAGTGTTTCATATGCGACTCAAGTTGCATTGTATGAACGCATTGGAAATGTTGTAACTTATACCATTTATCTGACCTGTACCCCAACGTTTACAACTGGAGCAGGTGCTATTCGTATTGCTGGACTTCCGCTTACTGTATTAACAGGTGGTTATACATTCTATGGGAATATTGTTAATGATGGTGGTTTGACTTACACAGGAACAACCATATATGCGCTGCCTACTAGTGGTCAAACTTACATTACGATAGAACAAACAAAATCAGCAACCGCAGAGGGAACTTTAGCTGCTACAGCACTTGTTTCTGGTGTAGCAATAACCTTTAAAATAGCTGGTTCCTATATGGTTTAATGATAAAGTCCTCTTTAAGGAGGGGTTTATGATTCCATGCATTTTAGAGGTTATAAAATTAGGATTTTCGTTACATCTGATTTTTAGATTCTATACTGAACCTAGATTTGAAAGATGGGATTTTTATTTATTATGTATGGTTATTTTGCTTTATATTTATTTTTGAAATGAAGTCTTTGTAGGATTATTATAAAATTCTAATTATTATGATATGGTGCATTTGTATTATTTTTATATTTAACTCAAGGAGGCAGTTGAATGAAGTACGATTCAAACCAAATAAGCTTGGAACTGAAAGCACTCGCACATAATAAGGATTTAACATTCCAACAATACCATAAAATTTGTGGGGCTATTGAGATGCTTGAGGCTATGCAAAAAACAGCATTACAAGGCGAAAAGGAAGAGCAGGAAAAAATTAATGCAGAAGAAAATTCCGAGATAGAACCAGTTTGTGAAAGTGAATCTGCTTAATTGATTATAGGCGCAACAAGTTCATAGCCACGACTTTTGCGCCTTTTCATCATCTGCTCAATCGTTTTTTTCGCTTCTTCTTTGGAACACAACGAAATGCTCTTAACACCACCGCGATTTGAATTACAGCTACCCCAATGGTAATCGAGGACAATATTAGTAAGTCCATTTTGTTTGACTGTTATTTGATAGAATCTGTCTTTAGCGCGGTTTAGCCATTGGTAGGTCAGCATAGGTATTCAACATCTCATCTAAAGTTTGTTTGATTTCTGTATATTCCTCTTCGTCCATAAAGAAAGTTGGGTCTTGTACGTCCAGTTGTAGACCGTCTACGTAGAATGTCATTTACTTATTTACGCCTAAAAAGTTGGCATAGTACAAAATCATGATCTCTGATGCAAGTCAATTCATTCTAAAACTATCCTTAGCGTGAATTTTTTCCCGGAAAATTTCCCGTCGGGAAACGGGAAAAGCGGAAAAACTCAACCGTGACTTTTTCCGGAAAGTTTAACTCCCTTCATCTTCCTGTACATTTCCCAATAGTTGTGCTAGCTCAACATCAAGGGCAATTGAATCAGGCGTGAGAAACCCTTCATTCATTTCTCGCACAAGGTGAATGAGGAACATGTAGGCTTTTTGAATGGCTTGGGGGTTTCTGGTTTTAACGCTTCGTTCCATGTTATCGAGGAACTTATGGCATATAGTGATTATATTGCATTTTTCAATCATTACTTTTTAGGGAATGTTTTTTGTATAAATCAACCAAGAGATCCTCTATAGCCCTTATGGGGTATGGTGAATTTGCTTATGTTACATTTACGCAGGAATGTGGTTAATGCCCTCTTATGGACATTCTTTAATTCACGCAATACGCCTAAACGCATTTTATTAAGTTCAGTCATTGAATCAGCTTTTTAGGAAAAAAGTATTATATTCTATAATGCGAGGGCTTTATAAATAGTAGCTCGGGCTAGGTTCATCTTGATGGCAATCTGGCGAATGCTTGTGCCTTTTTCCTTAAGAGCGTGCACTTCTCTCTCTACTTCTTTATTTATCTTGGTCTTTCTTCCTAGCTTCCTGCCGTTCTTCTTCGCCATATCAATGCCTTCTTTCTGTCTGGAACGAATCATTGATCGCTCAAATTCGGCGAAGGCACCCATCATTTGAAGCATGAGCGTTGCCATTGGATCAGCATTGGCCGTAAAAAAAAGGTTTTCTTTAACAAAGCAGACAGACACGCCTTTCTTTAAAAGCTCGTGAATAATTTCTTGTAGGTCTCTTAAGTTTCGCGCAAGCCTGTCGATGCTATGAACGGCAAACGTATCGCCTTCGCGAACATAGTCCATAGCCTCACGAAGTTTTACTCGGTCATTCGCACTTTTTCCGCTCATGACCTCAGTAAATACTTTATCAAGCTCTTTTCCGTCCAATTGTCTGTCGGTGTTCTGACCTTCGGACGAAACACGAATGTAACCTATTACTTGATGCTTCATACATTTACCATAAAAAAATATTAGGGTATTTCACTCTTAAAATCCCCGTAATTATAAACAACACTATTAATAAGATTAATTTAATGTCTGTCATTTATGAAAGTAAGACAACAGACCAAATAATATTCCTGATGTTGCGATAATTAGAGATCCTAATTTCATAGTAATAGAACTTATTTTATTTTCTAGTTCTATTTTTATGTTCAAAATTTTACTTTCAATCTCAAGTCCTAAAATCTTTAAGTCTTTCTGCGTAGCAACATGATCTTCGTGTGAATATGTAAACTCATGCTTTTCGGATTTTTCGTATGTCATTTTAAACTCCTAAGTTATAGGATCAATTATACCACATTAATAGACATTGTATAGAAACTAATGAATTTAACTTTACGACACCCCTAAATGGCACTTTAGGATATGGACTAAAAAAGTGTACTTTTATGACATAGCAAGAAGGTGAGGGAATTCCACCCTCAATCACGTTTAGTTGCTGGCGTGTGTGCAAAGCTACATTAGAGTCGCGCTCTCCTCTGGCTTGGTAGCTATAGCCTCTCAATCATCGGCTAGCATCCCGATTGAGTTCTTGAGTACCGCAATTGCGGAACCATTTACCGTAATTGCGGTGACAATTAACCTTCTTCGTGAGTGTCTTCGATGTGACGAATAGTATCAACAAGAGCCTTGTTCACTTCTATAAGAGTGAATTGCAAATAGCTTTCACAAAACTCATGGGGATTTGATGAATCAATCTCTTCCGCTAATTCTCTAAATAAGGAAGCTAGGCGCACTTGCTCCGTACAGAAAGCAGGGCTGTATAAATCTTTTACCTTGCTTTCGGCATCGTCCAATATTTTTGCTATGGCTTTGTTTCCGGGCTTTTTAGCTTCGTGTGCTATTTCTGTAGCGACTTGAAGCAATTGTCTTTGAACTGATTTCTCACGAATAATATCAGCATGGGCGCAAATATTGGCAACAGACGGGCATTCATTAGCTAAGTTAAGAAGCAATGATTCTAGTGAGTTTTTTAATTCACATGATTTATTTTCACCCATTTCATCAACTATCATAGCAATATCAAATGTTTTTCTTTTGTCGTGAAGTATGCTCATCGTATAAAATATTGTTCCAAATATTTCTCTACTAAAATCTTCTGGTGCTATTTTTTCATGTACTTTTAAAAATTGGCTACTATCTAATAACAATCCGCCAATAACAGCTTTTTCTGATTCTATCGATTCAATTTTACGTCCTTTCATTGTGGTTCTCCTTGTTTAAGTAAATGTTCGGCACATTCAACATAGCCCACTATGTCAACGTAACTGTCTCGGTGATTATTATTCTTTGCGCGGGAAACTTTTAAAAGGATCATCATCTTTGCCACGTCTAAAGCATCAACGTGTAAACCTAGGTAGGCAGACCAAAGGCCAGCTATTCGCTTGAATGAATCGGACATGTCGCCGTAATCGGTGCGTCTATCACCATGTACTAATTGGTGCGCTTCTTCCGTAATACTCAATCTATCCTCCTTGATAGGTATAATTCATACTATTTTTATACTTAACCTATACCTTTTGACATGAGGTTAATTACCTTTTACATCCTCGCTAAATCTATGATAGGGTGGTAAGCACCCATCTTGAGCATTCCTAACTAAGCTGAAATAGCGATAGGGTTACAGAGGCTTTGAGGGCTTAGTTTACTCCTCTTGCGGTGTCTCTGTGACAGGTTCGCCGCAAAAGTAGGCGTATGATACAGGCATCCACGGATGGCCAGCAATAAATTTTCTATCTTGTTCGCTTAATTTACGGCCACATTTATTTTCACAGGCTGGGCTTGCACAATAACTTTTATCTTTGTAACTCATTTCCCACACCTTATACATTTATCGTATCGTTGAACATAAATGGGTTCTCCATTAGTGAGGAACCCGTAAAAGTCTCTGTGTTGAGTTCTATCATGGCCTAGAACACTACATTTAAATCGCGCAAGAATCGTGCCAAGTCTGCTATTCTTCGTCTTTGCATCCATTTTTTACCCCGTAGTAAATGCTACCTATACGTTTTTGCATCATCTCTAAAAGCTGATGCATTTCGTCTTTAGCTTCTTCCACTACGTCATGAGGGCTATTAAGATGCATAATTAAACGCCCTGTTATCTCACCCAATAACAGGGCTGTGCGCTGCTCAACATCGACTAACTCTTTTATATCTACTTCATTCATGATTGATAAAACCTTAATAATTCCTCATAAGCATTTTCAATTTTACCGATGACAACTTCCACTTCAAACTCTATATTTTCAAGATCATTAAGTGAATCTAGCGCAAGCGTCAGTCCATCCAACGCGCTTGAAACAAGTTCTTGCTTTTCAAATTCAGTCATACTTCGATCCAATCTTCTGCTTTAAAATCCCCAAAGGTAGGATTGAAAGTAAACTGTGACATCTTATGTAAAACCAGACCGTCTGTTGGGTCTAGGTAAATATAAAACTCAGGCTTCCAATCACTCATCCAAGCGCGTGTACCTTTTTGCAAATCTGGTATTATTTCGCAAAAGGTCTTTGCCTCGGGTGCACCTTCGACCATCCAACCATCAGACACCATAATGTCTTCGGTATATATATAATGCTCTAACACTGGTTGATACGAATGCACTTTTCCTTCTTCCATTAAAAAGTACAGGCCATCACGCCAATCATTTCGGGTAACTTTCTTTCCTGCTTTTAGCAAATCCATTGCATCGCAAAAGTTCATTCTCCAATCTCCTTTAATCGTTCCGTGATTACACTGCTATGAACGGGTCGTAAGTTATGAAGCTCTACGGCCACGTTAAAATAATTTTCGTCCTCTATGTAAGTATCAAAGGCTTCTCTAATCATCATCTCGCCTTCATTTGTCATTAGCGAATACAAATTGCTATGACCAACTTGAACTTTATTGCTATGCAAATGACCGTGAACATTAAGCCAAAATCGACCACCCAAATGCTGAGGATGTACGGGAATGTGGGTTAATATACATCTCTTCCAATAGTGCGCACCAAAGAGCCTTTGAAAATGACGAACATATAAATCGAAGCTATGACAATCGTGATTCCCCATAACGAGACGCTTGTGGCCATTAAGCCTGTCAGCAATAGGCACATTGATAGCACCAAAAGCAAAGTCACCGAGATGAAATACAATGTCTTTCGGACGCACCGTATCATTCCAATTGGCAATAAGTTGTTCATTCATTTCCTCCACGGTATCGAATGGGCGAGCTTCCTTCTCATATTCAAGGATATTCTTGTGTCCAAAGTGGTGATCGGACGTAAACCAAGTCTCAATCATAATACTTCCTTAAAATGGTGGGATGGCAGGACTTTCACCTGCACCTACCTCGTTACTCGCGTGCTAACCACAAGCATCACGATCTCGCCAGAGGCAAAATTAGGCGCTCTTCGCTTATAGCTTTTCGAGCTCCATCCCATAAAGCGGGGAATTTGGTCATCGAATCGAACGATGACTTTATAGCATCATTGCGCACTTCCACTATAAAGGTTATACCAATAACCCGATCCCATAATTAAATGGTTGCGGGCTTCTCACCCGCATGTGTCTGACATCTATTACTGCCGCCCCGCAGTTCGCTATTTATGGCTCACGCGACCTTGCCTCTCACTTAGTGCCTAGGTGAGTGAGTTCTTTTTAAAAAGCTATATCATCATCAGCAAATTGATCATCTTCTGCCTTTTGTGGTAAAGGCTTCTGATCATCATTCTTGATATAGTCCTCGATTTTGTTCTTATCAAAGTAACGAGTACCCAAGGGTTTGCCTTTTAACTTATCTTGAGGAATTTCGCTACCCTGTTCGATAACTATTTTAACTTGAACACGTTTATTAATCGCGGTTTCTGAGCAAAGTTTCCCTTCTTCGTACTCTTTAACCATTCCGGCAGAGTCTGCGAAGTGAACAATCTTCCACATCATTTGCTTCGTGAACACTAAGAAATCACGAACATCATGCGTCTTGCCGTTCTCATCATAAACCGCCACGGTAATATCCATCATTGGATGACCTTTACTTGAGGTGGTATCTTGTGAAGCGGTAACAACTGCCTCATAGATTCCTTCTTTTATTAACTGGAACCGTTCGTTCATTGCTTCCTGCTCTGACATTGGTTGATACTGAAATGACATTATATATTTCTCCATGTTATGTTACGAACGATTCTATCTATAGCGCTTATTGAAGTTCCATAGATTTTTGATAATTCTGTGCAATTCATTGTTTGTGAATATGACGCTCTTATTTTTTTAATATCTTGTTCTTTTAGCTTAGACCTCGCATTCTTCTCACCTTTAGACCCAACATATCCGTTCCTGTTCTTTTTAAACATGTCCTGTGTATTATCTTTTTTTGTTCCTAACCATAGATGCAATGGGTTAACACATTTCCTATTGTCACATGAGTGAAGAACGCACATACCTTCAGGAATACTACCAATAAAAAATTCATAAGAATATCTATGCGCATGGTTCCATTTTTTATTTAAACATTTAAATTGCCCATATCCATTGGACTTAATAGTTCCTTTCCATTCCAGGCATCCATTGCTATTAATTATGATATTAGAATAAAATCTATTCTTATCTGTATTCAATATTCCTGAATCTCGGATGCATCTATGTCTAGTCATGTTATCCCTCGATTTGCTTTTTTAAATGGTCTATACATTTTTGAATTTGCTCAGAAGTCATTTCTTCAAAGCATGTAGATTCGGATTTTGATAACCATTTATCAATTATTTCTTCGGATATTTTTAATAAATCTATTAATCTTTTAATTTCATTTACTTGCTCTTTTGTTGCTAAAACTTGAGGAATAGAATCTTTTTCTAATATTTCTTTACCAAATCTTTTAGATATTTCCGAATAACTAAATGAGAAAGTATCGCTATCAGGAAAACTTTCTATTCGTGATTTCCTAACTAGACCAACTCTTTCTTTTCCTCTTTTTTGTATTTCAAAAACCAAATCAAATAGGTAATCAAGTTTTTTGTAGCCGTCAAAAGTTTGGCCGAGTATTGCTAAATTCTGTCCGTATTCATTCTTGCTATGGCAAGTAATAATGACATTCATATCCAATCTAAAAAGAAGATTAAGCAATTGTTTCATTCTTTTGTTGCTTTCTCCGTAATGTCTGCCGAAATCAGTACCTACTTTGCGCTCCGCCTTTTCTAATAGGTCGTTATAAAGAAGGGTTAGCGAATCAATTACTAGTGTTTTATATTCATGTTTTGTTGTTAAAAGCTCACGAACTTCATTTATCATTTCGTCAAAATCAACCGTCATTAATACAGCACCATCAACTTTTTCAATTTGTTTGACATATTGAGGCTTATTAGTAGAACCCTCTGTATCAATAATGTAAGGCTTAGGAAACTGTATTGCTGCAATCGTTTTACCTACCCCGGCAGACCCATAGAACAATGCTTTAAGTCTGCAATCAACTACTGATGGTTTCTTTGCTTTTAACGCCATTTTAAAACTCCTAACAATTATAATTATGCTCATTTAAGAGCGTAGATAAACCCCATATACTCCCGGAGACCAGACGCATAAAGTGTTTATCTACGCTGCCCGTTTATACATTCAATAACCATATAAAAAGCGGCAAGCATTCCTTTTTCTTCCCCTATCATTATTCCCTCTTCAAATATAACCTGCTCGCTTACGCAAGACGGCTCATACTTATGCTTTTCACAGATATTTTCCCAATAGTCGATTCGATGTTGTACCCAGTTTTTGACCTGCTCCAAAGTAGTTCTTTCCACGTTCTTGTCCTCTTAAAATTCATTCTCTCGGATGCTGTTACTTGGTCTTTCATGAAATAGTTCATTTAACCCTCTCCACTTTCTAGTAAGTCGATGTGTCCGATTGCTGCAAGGGATGCTTCCCCGGCAGAATCAAAGTACTCGTCTGCTTCCCTGATTACGGGCGTTCCCATCCAAAAGTGATGGTCTCCGCCCTTGTCCAGAATTTTGTAGTAGTAATACAAAGTGTCTGGGTAATCTTCATCGGGGTAAGCCCAAATTTCATAGTCGTAATGACTGTATCGGTCTTCCCGTACTAGCGTCTCCATACGACATCACCATGATCCATGTCTTGCTCTGAGCGATAACCTGCTTCATGCATTTCATTGCAATAGTAATCTTGACAAGCGGTATCAATCAGTTCTTGCAATGTTTTGTGGTAGTATTTGAGTACGTTTACAGTCGTAACTTGTGCGAATTTGGCACGTGTTTTGGGGTTAGAATCTTTGAACATGGCAAGCATTGCGCAAAGAAAATCGCTATTTAAAGTCTGATCTTCTCCATAGCAAGCCCATTCTATTTCACGATCAATTGACTCTATGTATAGTCTGGCAAGCTCAAGCTGGCAGGGTGAGGAAAGCTTTTCGAGGTCAAGCTCGTAATGGTCTCCGCAATGTTTTGCGTAGCTATAAACAAGCTCTTGGGTGTAATCATTAAGATTACGGACATGATCGGACACCTTCGTTACTCCTGTAACAAAACCCTTAAAATCAAACGGGTCATCACTCCATGATGGTTCTTGGTGTTGCTTTTGTGCGTTAGAATACGCTAAACTTAATGCGTTCATTTATAATCTCCTGCAACGGATATTTATTATGTTCCGTGGATGATTGGTTCCAGCCAGTCATTCACAGCCTATTTTTAACCTTCTTTTAGTATCTCTTCTCTTCTTCTTTTTTCTATTTTTAATTTATAATCATTAAACAATTTAGTTGCTAAATCTGTCATAGAACAGTCCAAGTGAATTGCTTGCATCTTTAAAAACTTTAATATGTCTTTATCTATTCGCATGTTAAATGTACTGATGCCATTATCTAATTTTGCCATTATTTACATCCTATATATTATTGTTTGCTTTCAATAAAATCAAATATACCAATAATTATTTATTCATGCAAGTATTTAATTAAATTAAATTTAAAATAATATAAAAATGATATTTGGATTTACTTTTGAAAGTGATTTATATTAGGATCATGGAAAATTAACGTGTAAACTAGAAGGGTTAGCAGCAAGTGACTTCATGTTCCAAGCTGCTGGAACTTTTGAAAACAGCGTGTGATTGCAAGACCGCCAAGTTAAGTCAATCGCACTAATAGAACTACCGGACGCCATTGTTTGGCATAAAACGGCTCAGTGCGTCCATACACTAAGGGCAATTATACAATGAGCATCGTTAAAAATACACCCCATTATTTAAAACACTCCGGTTCTTTCTTCACAACCATCATAAACAAGACCATTGAATCCATCCAAGACCCGGCAGCATTAGGCATTTATTTGTACTTAGCGTCCAAGCCTGATGACTGGCAAATATCCGAAACCAACCTCAAAAACAGATTCAAGAAAGGAACCGACTTTATACGCCAAAGAATGGGGGAATTAAAGAAAATAGGTCTATTACAGAGTGTAGCCTACAAGAACGAAAAAGGGCAGGTAACCCGCTGGGAGACTGTACTTTACAATGAACCGCAGCCTATAAAAAAAGAAGCCAGAGAAGGTAAAAACCACAATGTGGAAAATCCAGCATCTGGAAAACCCACCATAGTGGAAAAACCACCTACAACAAATAAAGGATCTAAACAAAAGAAAGATATTAACAATCACACACACAGCGTGGAGTGCGATTTGTTTTTGGAGTCTGAACAACAAAGAAAAGCCCTGATGCTCAGAGCAAAAACAGAAAATAATGAGAAGTGCCTAGAACTCTACGAACAACTACCCCAAGAGGTGAAAGAAGACAAGACGTTTTCAGACATCCATGACGAATGTGTAACCCACTACGCAACCCAGCCAGAGCCACAAATGGTAAGCCCACAGCGTTTAATGTCTTGGATTAAGCGCGACATTAAGTACCACGCCACCCAAAAGCAATCTTCCAAACCAAAAAGCAAGCCCGGAGATTCCTTCAACGAGTTCATGAACCAAAACAAACAACAAGGTACGACCTATGAGCAATCAGGTAGCGTATATGACCCACTCCGTTAATCGGGAAATCATCACACGCCTATTTGCTAAGTTTGCTAATCGTTACGGTAAGATTTGGACGACAAGACTAGGTGAAGGTGGCGACTGGAACGCGTGCGCTGATGATTGGCTGGAAGAGTTGCAACAATTTGACCTTGGCGTACTACGCGAAGGGGTTAGCGTAGCACTCGCAACCTGCAAAGAATATCCGCCAACACTTGGGCAATTGATTGACCTATGCCTGAAAGCAAGCGGTGTGCCTGAACCTTCGCAATTAATCCGCATGATGACAGCGAAAGACTTTAGCCATCCCGTGGTAAAGATGGTCTATGACAAGATTGGTTCATGGAAGCTGTCCAATGGTAGCGAGAAAGAGATAGCCCAATTGGTGCGTGACCAATACGACACGATGGTTAATACCTTCAAATCTGAGCCTCAACAATGCTGGCAAAAGTTAACAGACTTCAACGCCAAGCCAAAGGAATTGCCACCACCTGAGAAGATACCGAACAAAGACGAGATGAAATCGTTCCGTGAGTGTATGACTCGGTGCCAAGAGATACTTAGCGAGAAAAAGATAGCCGGAGGCGGTAAAGCCTACAAAGAATTTGATGCAAACAAAATAAAGCAGGGTCACAAAGAGTTCGATCAGGGTGTGTTTGATGAGTACAAAGCGTACTTGATAGGCATTCCAGAAACGGAAACCATGATTTTACCAGCTACGTATTTAATGCAAAGAAATAAGTTTTTAAACATGGCAGAGCAAGCAGAATGGTTAAAGAAGCAACGCTACGTCCCTCCTAAAGAGCGGGAAGGGGTTGCATCTCCGAAAGGCTCTGATAGAAGTGGCGCAGGTAAACCCGTGAAGGTTTACAAGAACTGGGCGCATGACTGATGCATAGGGCGTTATGGATAGCCAGAAAGAATTATTTATGCGCATTGATAAAAAAAGTTGCTGATGGGCATGGCGGTGATGACATTGAATTTTTGCGCCAACACTGCAAAGAAGTGTTACACGCTCACCCTGATGAGAAAATAGAGGAGGCCATCAGATGCTATGAAGAGATGGTCGAACAGTTGAAATACTACCCAGAAAGGAAACTGAAATGAGTACGATTCAAGGAGAGAAAGCAAAGAAGTTTGTTGCGTGGCTTGCTTGTGTGAAAGGATTTTTACCCAATAGCATGACCATTAGCGAGGCATCAGAAATATTTTTACGCCGTTGTGCGGACGAAGAGGAAGCGAAGAAGAATGAAAAGAAAAACGGTTAATTTACGCGACCAACAGGAAGTTCTAGCGTTGATGAAGATTTTATACGGAAATAATGAGGTCAAGGATGACACGCAAATTTCTGATTCCAACAGAGAATCAAGAGCAAAGAGCATTGGTGAAGTGGTTGAGTCTGCACCCGTTGCTGAAAGAGTACTTTTACAAGAATAATAACGAGGGCAAGCGGACGGAAGCACAGACTTGGAACCTAAAGTTGATGGGATTACGTCCGGGTGTGAGTGACTTGTTCATTCCCTACCCTAGCAAAACTAAGTTATACGCTGGCTTATGGTTGGAAGTGAAGCGCAATATGCACTATCCACCATCAGCAAGGAAATCTGAAACTTGGATTAATCAGGAAATTTGGATTGAGAGAATGAAAGGCGTTGGTTTCGATGGTCACTTCTGCTATGGGTTTGAAGATGGCAAAAGAATCATCGAGTGCTATCTCTCCGCTTGATTTTCTATTATTATTAATTTGTTTCATGAAAAATTCCTTGCTTTCTAGCCCTAGCAATAGGGCTATTTTTTGCTACACTTAAATCAACAAGACAAGGAAAGTTATCATGCCAAAATTTTCTCAAGAATCATTCTCTAAGCTTTGTACCTGTCATCCCGATCTACAAGCCTTGTTCTACGAGGTAATTAAATACTTCGATTGCACTATTTTGGAAGGCTATCGCAACGAATCAGACCAAGAAAAAGCATTTGCTGAAGGTAACACAAAATTACACTGGCCTCATGGAAAGCATAATGCTAATCCTTCAATGGCTGTAGATGTCACGCCCTACCCTGTAAATTTCAACGATGAGAAGCTTTCTATCTGGTTTGGTGGCTATGTACTGGGTATAGCTCAAAAGTTGAAGGACGAGGGTAAAATGAGCCATTCAGTGCGTTGGGGTGGTTCTTGGGATGGTCTTGGTAGATTGGATAAAGCCGGAGAGTTGAATGATGCCGATCACTTTGAACTGATTGTGTGAGGTGAGCGATGCATAGGGTTCGGGAATTATTAAAAAATAATCCTCATTTTGCTATATCAATTCCTACTATATTGTGCTTTGTTCAATTTGTTTATGAGATAATTGAAATTGTAAAAACAGGTAAATTTGATAGCACGATGCTAAATCAACTTATTTCATCAGCCAATGGCTTTGAAGCCGTATGTTTGTTTGTTATCATGCTGGTATTAAAGGACAAGAAGAAGTAATATACATTTATAGTTTTACATACACTAAAGGATTAGTGCAATGACTAGAAACGCAAGGATTAAAAAGCCTGATGAAGCTAAAGATGTTGGTAGGCCAAGCAAGTTTACGGCTGAACGCTGTGCTAAAATCATCCACGACATATCAAGGCGTGTTCCCTATGAATTAGCAGCCGAAGCAAACGGGATTTGTGAGGCTACGCTATTCGATTGGCTCAATACTGGTAAGGCTCATCAGCTAGAGGGTATTGATTCAGAATTCACCAAATTTTCAGAGTCTATAAAAAGAGCAGAGCTAGACAGAGTGCTAGAACACACCGACATGATTGCCGCGAAACCTGAGAGATGGCAGGCTGATGCGTGGCTTTTAGAGCGCAGATGGCCTAAGTATTTCGGTAACAATGTGTTGCTTAAAGAACTTAATGAACGTATGAACCAAATGATAGGAGCTAAGAATGGCCAAGGTAACGAAGAAGGAAGTCAAGAAGATGATAAAGAAGTCTGAAGCTAAAGATGTTAAGCAGGACAAGAAGATGATGGGCAATGAAGTGCTTAAGTCCAAGATAAAGAAAAAGGATTGTAAATATTGAACGAATTCAAAGAGGGTGATGAGGTCTATATGATTGATTGTGTATTTCGTAGATGCAAAGTACACACTGGATTTGACGGACAGCTAACTCTGATTAACCTAGATGCGGATTGGGAAAACAAAGGCATAAGAGCAATTGATACTCAGAACAAAGCAATAGATTTACTAATAGGGAAGCTAGAAGAACTAAAGGAGAAGTAACATGGGCGCTAAATACACATCACCTAAACCAGATGGCTATCAAGCTACTCGCAACAACATTTACCTTGAGCGTGAACAGAAACAAGAGGTGCGCACTTATGCAGAAGCCGGAGCATGTCGTAATTTGCCACAACAAACTAAAAAAAATTACGGGAAAGTTAATTATAAATAATATTAATCTTTGCCATGATAGTTATAAGAAGGTAATCGATTGTTGCCAGAGAGGGCTATATGTCTAAGACAATGACAATTATGACACACAGGAACAAGATTGGTAATCAATCCGTTTTTCCTATTGCCGTCTATATGATGAATTACAAGAAGTCGTTCATCAGTAATGTTGCAGTCATAGCATCTCTTATCAAATATATTCAAGGCTCTTTTCCTGTAGCTTCCTGGCATTTGCTTGGTGTGCGATTGAATATTCCAATGCTCAAGCCTGCACGAGTGAGTACAATAAGTTCCCGCTCCGGATCGGTTGGATCTGCTCAACCGAGACGGAGCAATATGAAAAGATTTATTACAAGAAAGGCAGATGCGTTCAACTTTATTAGAGCGAGATTGGGCATTACAGATTCGCGAGCAAAAAGTTTGTGTTTTTCTTTTAACAACAAACTCATTTTTGCAATGAAGGCATGTTTTCTTTGGTTTGGATTGCTTTCTAAGAATTCCCCTGCATTTATAACTACAAGTAACGTATCTGTCTTGCGATATAAATATAGTGAATTCTATGCTACATATAGGACATACTTTAATTTTAGTTTTCATAAAAGGATTATACTATGATACCAGCCCAAAGCAAAGCGAATTATGGAAAAAAAGAGTACAAATAAATATTTTATCAATCACTTATAAGGACATAACCATGAGTTTACTTAGTTCTATTATCCTTCCTAAGCTCGAAGCTGAATTGCTAGCACAAGAGCCAGCTATTGCCGAGTTCCTAGTCAAACAAGTACACACCTTAGCTACCGAAGTAATCGCATGGGCACAAGCCAAGGTTCCAGCTTTAGCAGGTGATCAGAATGCCAGCTAAAAAACCTATGAAGAAAGAATCCCCTAAAAAGGACATGAAGAAGAAAGACGGCAAAGACATGAAGAAATCAAAGAAGGATTGCATGTAATGGATGATTCAGCGACTTTCAATACTGCCTTTGTAGTGCTTGATACCTCCGACTTGGACGCATTCTTGGATGTGTCCTTTCGTAGTCTTAAGCGTGAAGCAAAGAAGATAATTAATTCTGCTGGCACATACTCCATAATCATGGACATTAAAGCCGTAAGATTCGATGAAGCCAAGGCACAGGCTTTGCAACTGGAATAAGTAGCGTAAAAGGAGTTTACGAAATGGCTAAGTTAGATGCTAAAGAGCGAAGAAAGATACCTAAGGGTGAATTTGGTTTGCCCGGTGAACGTAAATACCCAATGGAAGACAAAAATCACGCACGCGCGGCCAAAAGTAGAGCAAGTGAGATGGAGTCTAAGGGAAAACTATCAATGAGTTCTAAGGATAAGATAGATGCCAAAGCGAATAAGGTATTAGGAAAGAGCAAAGCCAAAAAGAAGTAATGCAGCAGTTAACACATAGGGATGTGAACGCATGGCTACCATTAGAAATACATGGGTTGAAAAGATTAAGAAAAAAAAGGAGCATGAAACCGCGCCTTCTTATGATCGCGATCCCTTGGCTGATACCTACGCTTATGACACAAAGAAGCCAAAGAAACGATTCTCTACGCCATCAACAGCCATCCTAGTTAAAACACTTCGCGGAGTGAGGAAATAGATGCAATGTCACAGTTGTAACTATCCCGAATCACGCGTAGTAGACACGAAACGGGATGATAGGATGAACAAAATTATCAGACGCCGCGAGTGTATCAAGTGCGGTGTCCGCTTTTCTACGCAAGAAAACATTAGAGAAAATCCCAATTATCAAACCCCTCCACCACGGAGGATATTGGAAAAATGAAATCTGCTGCCGAACTACTAAAGACATTCAACGAATATGAAGCTGGAATTAATAAAGGCACTCAAAGACAATTAACAATACACCCAGATAGGATGATTATTCATGCGCATGAGCAAGATAAAATTTATGTTCCAACTGCCACAGGTGCTATTTTTCATGACAGCGATCAATTTGTCCGTGTCATTATGGGGCCTTATGGAAGTGGCAAATCTACGCTATCAATTGCAGAAATCGTTAAGCGAGCCTGTGAAGTGCCTATATGGAATAACGGTAGAAGACGAAGCAGGTGGGGAATTGTGCGAAACACTTCTGGCGAGCTTGCAACCACAACCCTAGCAACATGGCTCGCATGGTTTGATGAACTTGGAGACATCCGCAAACGCCAAAAGCCCATGCTTACCTACGAACACACCTTTAACGATGGCAAAGGAATTGTTGAGCTTGAATTACTCTTTATCGCATTAGACAGACCAGAAGATGTGCGAAAGATTAAGTCTTTAGAACTCACAGGCTGCTACATTAACGAGTTATCGGAAGTTCCAAAAGCAGCCCTTGCCCATATGAAAGGACGGGTTAACCGTTACCCATCAAAGGCATTCTGCAAAGAACCGTATTGGTC